ATTATTTTCTATTTTATCTAAGGAATCTTGGTGGTCTTTCGCCCTATTCTGCAATAATTCACTCGCACCATCTATGCCAGTTACCCTGCTTGCATCATTTGTAAATTGATTCTTCGAATATTCCGCATCATAAGCATTTTGTGCTTTAGTGTATTCTAACTCAAGAGCTTTCGCTTTAGCTAATCTGTCTTGTATTTCTTTAAGATCTTCATCCAAAAGCGTTCCATGTTCTTTTATTTTATCACTTGCAAATTGATAAATGCCATCTCTTATATCAAGTTCTTTATTTATACCTGTCTCAAAATAAGTATTTAAAGAATCCATCACTTTTTGTTCAGTATCACTTGTAACTCCATCTATACTGAAAGTTTTCTGGAATTCACCCTGAATTTTAGATTTCTGATCTTTCATTGCATTAATACTTTCATATGCATAATCATTTACATAGTTCTTTAACTTATTAAGGCTAGATTCATCCATATTCCCGCTATTAGTTAACCTATTTATATCCATTTCAATTCCTAATAAACTCTTTGATGCATCTTGAGCACCTTTTTTAAAACTATCTGAAATGCCTTCTCCAAAATCATCATAAATAAGACCTGCTTCAACCATCTCTTTCTTTGACTTGTTTATATGGCCGTTTAATGCATTCATTACTTTTTCCATAGGCCCTAATTCTTCTGTAGTGGTTGTAACACTCTTCTTCATAAGATTGCTTTGCGCAACTGTTGCTGTCCCAATAAGTGCAACCGATGCAGCTATTGCAAGACCTGCTGGAGTAAATATTGCAGGTAATAACTTGCCTACTACACCTAATTTTGAAATTTCTCCTGCTGCTTCAGCTATTTCTGTAGATATCTTAGCGCCTTTAAATATTCCTACTAAACTACTAATTCCTGAAATTGTATTACCTATTTTCCCAGCTACGCTCAAAGCTGTAAATGCAGCACCTAACCCTATTACTATTTCTGCTAGTGATTTAATTTCTTCAGTATGTTTACTTACATAATCGACCATTTCAACAATCTTATCTGTAATTGTTGGCATTTTACCAGTTAACCATGTTACAAATTGCTTTGCATATGGTGCTAATTTCTCACCTAAAGTAATTTGCATATGTTCAACCGCTGCTTTAAGCTTAATCCATTGTCCTTGCAAATTATCAAGTTTTGTATCGGACATTTTCTGTGCAGCTCCATTGGCATCTTTAAGCTGCCTACTTAATTCACTAACGCTCTTACCTCCTTGATTCATTAATGCAAGTACTCCAGACATAGATTCTGTACCAAATATTGTACTTATTACATCTGCTCTCTTTTGACTTGTTAGCTTTCCTAATGAACCATTTAAGTTATCTACAACATCGCTTAAAGGTTTCATATTACCATGTGCATCAAAAGCATTAATTCCATACATTGACATCATATCTGCTGCATCTTTAGTCGGACTTGCAAGCCTAGCCATTGTTTGCCTTAAAACAGTTCCAGCTTGGCTTCCCTTAATGTTTGCGTTACTCAATAAACCTGCAGCTGCAGCAGTATCCTCAAGGCTTATTCCTAACGCCTGTGAAACTGGAGCTACATATTTCATCGTCTCACCAAGATCTGATACATCCGAGTTTGTAGCACTGGCTGATAAAGCTAATACATCTGCTACATGACCTGATTGACTAGCATTTATATTAAAAGCTCTCAACGTTCCTGATGCTATATCTGTAGCTGATGCTAAATCAAGATCTCCTGCACTTGCAAGATTTAATAAACCTGGCAATGCACTTATTGTTTCATTAACACTAAATCCCGCTTGTCCCAATAATTCTTCAGCTTGTGTAACATGTCTAGCACTCCATGCAGTTGTAGAACCAAACTTCTTAGCTGCAGCATCTAACTGCTCCATCTGTGAATTAGTTGCATTGGTTACCGCCTTAACATTCGATAATCCTTTTTCATATTCTGAGTAAGTTTTTATCGATGTGCCAAGACCTATTCCCCCTGCTGCTATTACACCTGCAGTTCCAATAGATATTACCTTTTTAGCTCCTGTCTTAATCCATCCGTTAATTTTATTCTCAATTCCAGTTATAACTTTACTGGCTTCATCTTTAGCTTTAACTACTACATTTACCTGCTTTATCTTTTTTGTTTTGCTTTGTATTTTATCTACTGTTGATGAAGCTTCATCCTTGATTTTTGCTGTTAAAGTCATACTAGTGCTTTTTAATTTGTTAACCTTCGATTCTAACTTTTCTATTTTACTTGATGCCTCGTCTTTAAGCTTTGCAGTAGCATTAGCAGTTATTTTACTTAACGCCTTTGCTTTCTTCTCTATTTGTTGAGTCATTTTTTCAACTGCAGTAAGTTTACTTTTTGATTCCGAATCTCCTGAAACTCCGACTTTTATATCAAGCCTGTATACTTCTTTATTAGCCAGAATTATCACCTCCCAGCTTTTGAGGTAGCTCTTTTATTGTTTTGCTCTACCTCATACGAAGAAAAAGCTAAGATTAATCTCCTAGCCATATCATTTCTTTCTACTCCATAAAATTCGTCAGGACAGATATTATGCATTGAGAATAAATTATACAGTGCAGTTATATCTCCGCCCCAACTTATTAGTTTTTTATATCTTCTTTTTCCTCTAATTCATCATTAAATCCACTTAGCTCCAACACTTTATTGGCCAAGAATGATATTTCACCTGCTAAAAGTTTTTTTCTTATATATGCTTTACCATCACTAAGCTTAAGTGGCTCTATTAACTTTGGATTATTCCAATTGAAGTTAGTTGTAGCCCCTATAATAAGTGCAGCATCAAAATCAGCATTATTTAATTTTGTTTCAATTTTCCCATTTATTTTTCTTCTAGTTGTACATTCTTCTCTTATTCCGCTAATTTCTTTTTCAGTTAGTCCTTTTAAGTCAATTGCTATTCCTAATCTTGGCACTTGGATATTAGCTGTAGGAACGTCATGTGTCTCAAGCAACTTTGCTAATATATCCTCTTCCTTCATTGCTAATACTTCGTCTTTTTCATTCTTCTTCATAATAAAATTCCTCCTAAAAATTAAATATATAATAATTGCAAGGTACAATGCCCCTTGCTTGGCCTTATATTTTATTCAGCTTCTATTGGATCTACAAGCTCGTATCCACTAAATACAAATGGTGTTTCTGTTTCACAGATATCACCAGCTTTAAAGTTAACTAAACTAACTTTACTAGCTTTACAATTTTTTAATCTAATTCTTTCAGCTCCGTAAGCTTCTGGATCATCTAACTCTGCAAGTAATTCAAACTTCTTAAAGCCCTGCTTAATCATGTCTGATGTAACTTTATAACCTTTTATAGTTCCTGAACCTTTTTTAGCTCCAGCTTTATTATCTTCCCATTCACTTCCACATGTAATAATTGATTTCATATCTGTTTCAACATCAGCAGTACATTCACTAACGTTGTTATGCCATTTACCATCAAGATAAATTTTGCCATAAGTTCCAGAGCAAACTCTGCTCGCATCTAATACATCATTCATTTATATCACCTTGCCTTTCTTATTTTGTAACATTTCCAGTACCATAAACTCTTTTAATAACATCAAGATAAGTAGCATCCCATTTCCAAAAGAATTCATCTGACTTGGCATTTGCTTGTAATTCCGTATCAATCTCAACTGTAAAATCATCTTTAATTACACCTGCTGCAACTAAAGTCTCAAAATATTGCTTTAAAGCTATGATTATTAATGTTCTACCTGTATCATCATTAGTAACTTTTCCTACGAAATCTTTTCTCTTGAGTGATGTATCGCCATCTACAGCATTCATAAACTTTATTGCTCTTATACTTCCAAATACCTCTGTCTTATCATCTGTATAATTCTTAAAGGTATTAACATCGTCAACCACAATGACATTGTCAGCATCTTTAGCTAATACTAGCGTTCCAGCTGCTAGTGCTGCTGCAGTATCTGTTTTATTAAGTCTAGGCTGTATATCATCAAAGATAGTAACCGCATTACATATACTGTCTTTTAATCCTGCCGCTGTTGCTAATGCTGCTATATAAACAGCTACCTCTGAACTTGTATATGTGTTTCCATCATAAGTAGCACTTGTAGCGAATACATTAACAATATCTTCATGATTAAATTCTTTTGATCTGCTATTTACCTGTTCTAATGAATAATTGCTTTGTGGTCCACCTACAAAAGCAATTATATTTGTTCCTTCTTCTTTATTTTTAATTACCCAAGCCTTTACGCTTGCTTGAAGTGACTGATCTGAAATTCCATCTAGTGTGAATCCATCCATACCATAGCCTTCAAATGCACTCATTGCATCTAAATAATGCTCATTTGTTATTCCTGCTGTACCATCATTTCCACCTGTTAAAGCTTGATTTGCTACATTACCTATTGTTCCTGTGGCTCCTGAAACTTTAGTTGCAATAAGATATTCATTTTCTACATTTGAATTAATAGCTGAAATTATATCATCTATATCTCCGCTTATAGCACTCATAGAAAATAATTGAGTTGCTCCTTCATACAATATAAAGTCTACTTTAGATGAATCAGCTATATTATTCCTAATAGTAACATTGAACGCTCTTATAGTTGGATACTTAGTCTCAAGCTTAATTGCATCTGCAGGTGTTGATGCATTATTCTTAAGAGTTAAAGTAGCAGTCTTTTGTGATCCATCTACAATCCTATAAAATAAAACTGCTTTAGGTTGGCCAAGTAAAGCTAATTTTCCTAATCTATATGCAGTATAATTAGGATCTTCTCCAAATGTTTTCTTCAGTGTGTTTTCTGATGTTGATGTTACCGTTATAGCTGTAACAGTATTAACTGGTCCCCAATTAGCTTTAACCGGCATAGCTAAAATACCATGGATACCTGTACCAATTCTTTCTTGTGCCTTATTCTTAAATCTGTTATACCAACCAGGTATAGTTGGCTTATTTTTTTCATCCCAGTTACCTGTTGCCATTATTCAACCTTCTTCCCTAAAAATTCTTTAACCATTGCTTCAAATTCTGTTTTTGTAAGTTCTGATTTTTTGCAACTAAATAAAGCACCTGCAACTACTTCTTTCTTGTAGCCAAGTGCTTCACTATTATCTATAAATTCTTGTATTGAGTGTGTTGGTTCATCAGTTACTATCGTTTGACTCGCCACTATAGTTTCCTCCTTATTATCAGATTCTTTTTTAGATTGATTTTGTTCATTATTCGCTGTAGCGTCATATGATTCTGAATTTATATTATTGCTTTCATCAATAACCTCTGAAACATTCGCTTCGACATCATCCACAAATATCACTCCTTATTTAAATTACCTCTACTATGAATCTTATCGATAGTAGGCTTTTCATTAATTTGTATCATTTTTCTTCTAAAGAACTTTACTATTAATTGACCTTTAGATAACATATCAGCTTCTCTATCCTCATTGATACTTTCTATAGTTAAATAACGCTTATCTTTCAAATCTAAAGGTATTTTCAAATCAGAAGTAAGTTTATTCTCTATGTCTTCCAGTAACTTATTAATTTCATTTTTATTGTTACTAGCAATATGGCATATTAGAGTTTTATTCTCTTTAATAACAGCATTACTTTCTCTTTCCTTACTTGAATCTTTTACTCTCCATAGAATACTTGGAACTTCAAAATCCTTTTTCCATGTATTTAAATACACTTTATAATCTATAATCTTCTTAGTGTACTCACTTAAAGCATCAAGCCATGGATCCGTATTGACTTGATCCTCTTCATGTAATGCTATTACAGTAAATTTTAATCCTCTAGCTATAGCGTTCCATTCTTCATCTATAATATCTTGTCCTATTGCTTCTTCAAACTTACATGTGAAAGTTTCATTTACTTCTAAATCAGATATCACTTGCATATGCAATGCTTTAATGACCTTTTCAGATAATGTATCTAGATTCTTAAAAGTAGTTTTCTTTTCATATAGCCATATTTCTATAGTTCTTTTAAATCCAATAACTTCTCCATTGTCATTATCTGAACCTTGAAGTATTACTGCATAAGGTTTTAATGTGTCCATAGTTGGTACTGTAGGTTCATAACAATCTTTAAGATCTGCAACTGAATCTATTAAATGCTGTCTAATTCCTGCTCTCATCTAATACTTAATCACTCCAATAATCTATAATAGTATTTTTTATTCTTTCTTTATTAGCTAGCATTGTATTTTCTATAGTTTTAAATCCTTTAGTTCCTGGATGATTAACCTGCCTTACTGGATGCGCTGCGCCTTTCCAATATAGCGCTTTTTTATTTTTAGGTCTTATGATATGTGGTGGTGTTCCTTCCTCAAGATACCCTCCATATTGAACTCCATGGGAAACATATATCGTATACTCATTATTACCTGGTTCTACATCGCTATGAATAGCTTGCCTTGCATGAGATGTTCTATCTTTCCATTTTGCATTTATTTTTACTTCATCTCTTAAAGTGTTAGCCCAGTTATCACAAAGAGCGTACATTCCTGCTGCTTTTCTTTGAATATAATCTATAGCTCTAAAGCCCATATAAAAAACCTCCTTACCTTATTCTTTCGAGGTCTACTTGATAACCACATAATTCATCTTTAATTATCTGCGGATATACTGCTATCATTTTCATATGACCATATATACTATTGAATTCAATAGCATTTTGCGGATCAACTTCTAAATTGGCTTCATAATCTGCCAACATACCATAACTTTTAGATTTATAAGCTGTTCCTATAGTACCTGAAGATATCTCTATATTACTTTTTCGTTGTTGATATATTCTAACTGTAAGATTATATTCTTTTTCTTCTTCATCGAAATACCCATCCTTTAAAACTTTAACTATCTGCTTAATTTTAATTTCAGTAGGATTAAGGCTAATACTTTTTAAAATATCGGCCTTTCTTCTTTCAGGTGTAATTATATGTTTACCTCAGTATCAAGTCCTAATATAATACTTCCACACTGATTTACACACATGGACTTATATCTATCTGCATTTTTATATGCAACTGTTACTAAGTCTTTTATATTAGCACTTGTATAGCTTTCTTCACCTGTTTTATACTCTGTTATTTCTCCTACTGAATTTTCATACATAGTAGCTTTTAATATCCATCCTTGGCTTGCAGCACAAAAAACACAGTCCTCTTCATTCAATAGCATGTCTATTTCATCATCTGTAAATGATTTTTTATCTTTATCATTTAATAACAATCTTAATTTAATTCTCGTAGCTTCTGTAGGTGTCATATTCCCACCACCTTATATAAATAATTATTATTTAAAAGTTATTTCTTGAACATTTTCATCTATCGCTGCGTAAAGTCCTCTGTATGCATATCCAACTATTTGCTCTTCAACTAACCTAGAAAGATCTCCAGACGCAGCTTCAATTTCAAGATCTTTCTTCAATAATTCCTTAAATCCTCTTCTAGGTCTTATTAAATAAGCTTTTCCTTGTTCTACTCCTGGATATGAATAATCTTTCTTTCCAACTGTTATTTCCCAACCATCATAATAAATTATTGAATCAATACCACTAACTGCTGGATAAGTGGTTCCATTAATTTGATATCCACCTTTAAGAGCCATCTCTATGTTGTCTTTATCCATACTTGAAGCTAATAATATTGTTCCTGGTCTCTTCTTAGTTCTACTATCACTCAATGCTTTGTTGAAAGTTTTATAATATCTTACCCAAACATCTTCCTCTGCTGTTCCCTGATAAGATGTTTTATTATCAGCTTTATAATTAGCCTTTATAATTGGAGATAAATACATATGATTAAGTAATGCATTGTATGCTTCACCCATAGCCTTATTTAAGAGTTCAACTGAAAAACTATCATTAAAGTCCTTCATCTCTTTTGTATATTCAAATCCTGCTGTATAAGTCATAATTCTAGCAACTGGTCCATGTTCTGCTTGAAGTGAACCGAATTTAATTTCTTGACCTTCCATATGCTCAGAAAATATAACTGTCCCATATAATGCCCATTTAGCATCAATGACTTTAGGCATGTTAGGATCAGATAGTAATTCATATATAGGCTTGTAAAGTAAAGGTACCTGTTCTCTTCCAAGTTCAACATCAAGAACAACCTTTCTTACTAAATCTTTATATTGAGCTAAACTTCCACTTCTGAGCATTTCTCCTATAGGCCTAGTGAGTTCAAATGTTTCCATCTCTCCATTAACTATTTTCTTATCTACTTCAATTTCTTGTCCATTTAATATAAATGGAACCTTAGTTTCGATGCTTTGATTACGTCTTGCACTTTTTAACGTTTCTACACTATAAATTTTTACTGACATACTTTAAATCACTCCTTTAGATTTTCTATACTTGTGGTCCTAATATGAACCAGATTACATTATTGGTATCTTTAGCTGCAGTAACTCTTCCTACCTTTCTGTTTATCCCCTCTGTTTCAGTTAATCTTTTGTGTTCATCATCATAATAAATGGTTGCACCTACTGCAAAAGCTTCTTCAGTATTTATTTGTTCAGTTTCATATTCAGCCTGCTCAATGCTTAAAATTACCTCTTCACCAGCTTCTGCTGATTGAACTGCCATTCCAAAAAAATTATTTATTAAATAAAAATGGCCATCTTCCACCGCTTCACTTGATACAACTCTTACTGATTTACCATCACTTATTTTGCAACCTGCAATAGTTTCTAATGTTGTTGGTACTGGTTGTCCTTTAAATGCCATTATCCATTCCTCCTCTTATTAAATACTTGCTCTTTTTACTTTTAATGTTGATGTTGTTTTATCTCCGCTACTTGGAGTCGCAGTTCCAGCTGGCATATCAACATGATTACTAGAAATTAAATTCTTTATAAAATCATCTGCTAATATAGAATCTATTTCTCCAGCTATGATTTCTTTAGTTGCTCCTTCTTCTACCTTAAGCATCTTCTTAACTAAGCCTTGAGCCATTTCTCCAACTACTTTTTCATTAATAACCTCATCAATTGTTTTAGCAAGATCATCTTTCTTACTATGCTCTATAGCTTCACCTGCTTTTTTAGCAAACTCTACTACATCCATTTCACCACTTACATTTAAAGCTTCTTTTACCTTGTTTAAAGTGTCTTGCGCTTCTACCGCTACTTTAATATCCTCCATTTCTCCTGCAATTTTATCTGTTGTAAGTCCCATTTCTCCTAATACTTGTGAATATGTTACTTCACCAGTTTGTAGTAACCCTTTAAGATTCTTCATTATCTCTGCAAAATTCATACTTTCACTTCCTCCTTGACTCATTTCCCCTGTAGTTACAGGTTCATATATTCTTTTCTCTGAAACTTCTGTCTTATCTCCTAGAACAACTTGATCATTGTTTATAGTAAATGGAATACTATATAGCTTGCTAGGTAAGTTTTGCTGTTCATACTCAACTATAACTGTGCTATCATCGTATCTAATACTTCTTACCCAAACATAACTTCCATTATTGTTAGCATTAAAGTAGACTTTAGCAGCATCCATTAAGTCTTCTCTTAGCTTTTCGAATGTACCATCTAGTTGTTCTCCACCTATCTGATCTTTCACATCAGACATTTCCATACTTACTATTTTTGTGGGCATACCTGGTCTATGCAAAGGAGTCCAGTCTATAGATAATGGATTGTATCCTACTACATCCATCTCTCCTTTAGCTCCTTTTTTTAGTTTAGGATAGCCAAATATGCTTACTTCCTTTATCCTACCTGTTCTTATCCACCTTTTTAAGTTTGTAGCATCAGCATCAACTAGACCTCTAAAATAAGCCTTATTATCTTTCATTTCAGCGCCTATCCAATGTGTAGCTGGAGGAACAAACTCTGTACTTATATTCTCTGCCTTTTGATGCCCCAAAAAGCCATTAAGAGTATTTTCATTAGTGTAATCTACAATATCTTTTAAACTTTTAGGAGTATAATTCCAACCTCGTTTACTTTTAGTAGCTGGTATTTCTACAACTATCTCTAACGGATCACTATCCATTGATTTCATAGAATCTAAATCTACTCCTTGTGCCAATGGAATATCACCTGGTTTTATTTGAGATATAACAGCATTTACAGAATCCATTTCTCCGTAAGTTTCAGACATTTCACCTACTGCGTTATTAATATACATTTTTACTTCACCACCTTTCATATAATTAAATCTGAAAGCATAATTAAGAGTAATTTCACTTACTTTCAGAAAATAAAAAAAGCCTTAATTCATTTATAAGACTTTATACTAAGCAACCTAACTTATTAGATATTATTCATTTTTTTATAAACATCTTGGTACCAGTTTTCAATACTAGGTTCACTTGTTGGATCCCTATCCCATCTCTTTAACCTTTGAACAAAATCTTCTGGTCTTTCATTCACTGTAGTTGTTATACATAAGCAATTAGGATGAAATGGATACACTGGTGCTTCATCTATAGGATAAACACCTATACCTAATCCATGCTTATCAGTTCCAGTAATGTCATCACATATATCTGGTTTTGGATGCGAAGCTGAAAGTATATATTTAACTCCTCTACAACTTGGACTAACTTTGGCTGCTGATAAAGTAGCTTCGCCGAAAGCTGATGTCATTTCAGTTCTCGCAAGTCTCAAAGCTTCATAACTCACATCACTTGGTACTCTATTTCCCATTCTAGCCATCATATTTGGATATTCTGATGCTAGTGTTTTCTTTCCTTTTAGCACATACTGTTCTAATGCTCTTGCAGTCTTAGTACAATCTTTACCTTCTGATACTGCTGCTTGAATCACATCAGCCATATTCTTTCTATACTTTTGAGCTTTGGACCATATTCTATCTGAAAGATATAAACCATTTTGTGTTCTGCTCCATATAGCTTCTACTGCTCTTTCATTTACTTTAAAATATACTTTATTTATATTAGATGCAGTTATTTTATTTAAGCCGGACTTTCCTATAACATCTATTGTAATTGCTTTTGAGTATCCTGTAGCAGCTTCTATATTTTCTCTAGTGTACTTTTCAAAATTAATGGTGAGTTGACCATTTAAATTGTCTTCAGCTTTTTTTAAAGCACTATATATCTGTTGTAACTTTTTCTTACTTATAGGAGAAAGTCCTCCCTTTTTTAATTCTTTAGATATATTTCTAGTAAGCTTTATATATAGATCTCTAATTTCTATATCTTGCCTTAGTCTTAAATCTATAAACTTTTTTCTAGCTTGTAGTGCCCACGTTTTATAATCTCCAGCTATTGATTTTAATTCATCAATTTCTTTACTCATCTTTATCAACCTTACCTATTTCATTTTCTATCTCCTCCTTCTCATTCTCCAATCCTCCAGCATCATCAAGCCTATATCTAAGCATCTTAGTCTTTATTATCTTTTCTCTTTCTCCTACTATCTCTGGATCATCGCTTATGTAGTCACTCATTGTATCAATATACTTAGATAAAAAGTTCACAGCTGCTTCTTCGCTAATAAAGTTACCTGATAAAGCTTTATCTAGAGAATTACATACTTTTTCAAGAGTCTCAGCAAGTTCTTTATCATCTTTAGAATTAACCTCATCCCATCCCAAGGTAACGCTATAAGAAGTAAAATTAGCTCCTACAGATTTAGCTGACATAATTAAAATCATTCTGGCTAATGTTTGCCACTGTTCTGTAAACTGCTCTCTCTTACGCCTTATTTTATTAACCATTATTGGCATTTGTTCTTTCACACTAGCTAACGCACTTGGGGTATGGACTCCAAATATAAATTCTGGTGTTTCTGATACGTCTACTATGCAATAGAATAAAAGTTTTAATAATATCTGAGCATCTCCTGTAGCGCTATTAACCTCTACAAATGAAGCGTCCTCTCCTTCCGTTAAAAATAATATTTCATGGCCATCAAGATTTACTTTACCTCCATCTTTCGCAAATTTTACTGGATCCTCTACTCCAAAGTTATTTCTTAAAAATCCTGCTACATCTTTGAGCTTTATTTTAAGCTTAGGTGTGCTATGCATTTTACTTCCCTTGAGAGCATGCATCATAACATCATGGTAAGCTTTTAAAAGTGGCTCTATAGGTTCAATATCTGACTGTCCAAACTTCATTGTTTCATCTGGTTCATTCTTAAAATGTACTATGGGAACAAATCCCCATGGATTTTGTATTTCACCTGGTTCCATCCCTTCTGGAATATCCCCATCAACCTCAATGATCCTCTTTTCTGCCGTTATAACTTGTCTAATCTTAGCTTTCTTTTTATTACCTTCTAAATCTGTCCATTCCTGTTCACTTTTTAAGATATATGCTATAGGTTCTTTTGTCGTTGAATCTAAAATTATATCATCTACTTCTTCAGGAGGAATTATATTGTACATTAGCATTACTGGTTTATCTGGATACAAAGGATTTTCTTTTTCTTCTCTAGTAATCCATATATAACAATCTCCTAATTTTAAAGCATTACTATGGGTCCTTAACATTTTTGAAGTATTATCTAGTATAAAATCATCTAATATTGGCTGTGCATTTTCATCTTCTGTAATAAAATGTGGTACTCCCATAAATCCTACTGTACTATTTATAATAGGTTTTACAAATGAGCTTCCCAATTTATAATCATCCTTTGTATTATTGTAGAGCTGCCTAGCCACTTCATAGTTAACTTTGCTTGAATTTAAAGAATAAACTCCACCATAAGAACCCCCTTCTGATCTCATCATTTCTCCACTAGGTTTCTTCTTAAAGAGACTACTA